TTTCCACGTCAATCTTCATAATATATATCTCCTATCACTTCTTCTTTTTACCACCAATAGCGCCGGGATCGGCTGTTGCTGATGCGCCAATCTGTGCCAAATCAGCCAGAGAACCACCGAAAATGTAGGTTCCAACATGCTGCATTTTCATCCATGGACAGAACCATGTGCGTAGACCAATGTCTTGTGCCTTCTGACAGAACCAATAATCCTCTGATAGATAACGCTTAGACTTGGGATCAATCTCTGCCTGAAAGAACTGTAGAATTTCTCTGGTTCCATCAAAATGCTCTGTGCGAACATGATCTGGCTTGTATGAATACTGATCCTTATACTTGTCATAAAAGGTCTGCATAGCCTTCTTGGAGACCATCATAAATCCAGTTCCAATTTCAAGAACTTCAACTGGTTCGTTCAGAGGAATAGACTGCTGCCCACCCTTTGGATTGAATACATAATCACCAACAAAGTTTTCAAGGACATTTGGATTTTCGTCAGCAATACCTTTATCTACTGCCATCTTAATCTTTTCCCAAGAAATACACTTCTTTGGGTATGGACCACCAATGATGTCGTACTTATCTTCTTCGTTAGCTTGAAGTGCCATAAGAGCAATAACGTCTTGTGGATTAAAACCAATATCAGAATCAATAAACATTAAATGCTGTGACTCTGATCTCATGAATTCGTCACAACAATAGTTTCGTGCTCTTGTGATTAGCGATTCGTTAAAAAGATAGTAATATTGAAGGGGAATACCGTATTGAGTACAAAGAGCCGACAAGTCTGCACATGATTTAGCAAACATACCCGCACATTGTCCACCATACATTGGTGCAGCAACAAATAACTTTCTTTCACGTAGCTTTTCAATAGGAATTTTTATTTCCATTTAGTCACCTTTCTTATAATGATCAACATATAACATCATCAAAGCATAATGAATTACTTTGAATAGGTCATCCTTATTTAGTCCCTTCTTCTTTCCATATCTCCATAGATACTTCATTGCTGTATCCCTGAATGACGTAGAAGAGTTCCCAAGAGCAATCCAAGCATCGAAGCACTCGATACCTTTATCTTCTGTCTTGTAATGCTCTTGGTAAGTCTTATTAATATATTCATGAAAATCATAAATAATCTGATCTTCCATATATTTATAATTATATGTATATTCAATGGTTAAATTTTTTGTGTCCACAATATCACCCGCTTCACCAATAGGAAATCCTGATTCATCGTATATAGTAACCATCATTAAACTCCATAAAGAACTTTTTTAATATCCGGTGGTGTCCAGCCTTCTGGCTTCAAAATCTTCCCATCTTCTCTACGAATTGGCTTTCCATCTACTAATTTTGCCATGTTGCTTTCGTGGACGGCGTTAAATACTTTGTCAAGAGGGATTCCATAGGATACAGCAGTACCACAAACAATGTAAATAATATCAGCAAGCTCCTTAGCAATATTCTCCAAATCATTATTATATTCACCCTTTTGATATTCGTTAAATTCTTCTTCTAGCAAACGCATACGTAATGCACGTTCTGGTCCATCAGGAAACGCTGGTGTTTCACCTACATTCTGTCCAACGGCCAATTGAAAATCCTTAACATCTTGATACATATTGCTCATGTTATATCCTCTATACTAAGTCAAAATTTATTATTGCACGATACGATTCAGATGGTTGACTTGAACAATGATATCTCCTACCATCGAACACAACCATTCTACCTTTTTTTGGTGTAACTCTTTGATGGATTTTAACATCAACACCTTGTGAACCTGGGGGTGTATTAACTATAGTCTGTTCCATAATGATGGTATCACCATCAGAGTCATTCAAATAATAAACACAAGCGTAATGTGGATCTGGTAAATCCACATGTAAACCATTTTGTTCTTTATAAAAAGCTGGCGACAAAGGTAGTTGTAGAAATGCTCTATTGAAAAATATTTCTGATATATTCAGTTTTTCTTTATCTAATAATGCATTTATAATTGGTACAGAAACAGCTTCATATAAATCTGAAATAACGCCATGTTCTGGGTGCTTAAACAACATATTAAATCCATAGGATGGATATCTTAACTCACCGTTACTATATGACATATCCTTTACGAAACACCATTCTCTTCTGGACATGATCAGATCATGATATTCGTTCTGTAGATTTTCAGGAATCAAATCATCTATCACTAAAGTAGGTTTTATATCCATTCTGGTTTCTCACGTTTAGTCCACTTATGTAAGTTCTTTTTACCTAGCCTATAATAGTTTCTATAATTGATCATGGGATCGTCTTCTGAAACTTTATATTCGTCATCCATACATGACGGCATTGGTGTCCAATCATAGTCATTAAGATTGTGGGGAGGTGATGATAGCATATAGCTAAGATCACCATCACATTTATGTTTCTTATCATAACGATATGTATACTCCTGCATAAGAGCAAACATATGATTAACTAGCCAATTATAATTCTCAATGCTCGCACGGCACCATATGGCACTAGGATGATTGATGTGTGTGGCCTGATACACAACTGGTTCACGTGCATCATGAAGTTCCCACCTCTTCGCATTACGCCCTGTCTTTGTCTTACCTATAAACTCAAACCCATCAAGTAAACGATGGGCGGTAGAAAGTAATTGTGCCGATTCAAGAATCATCTTGACGACATGCTTATCTACCATCATACGGGCTGCTTTGACAGGATCATGATCTATATAGAAGATGTTCATTAGTTGTCCAGTAAGATGAAAACCTTGATAAGGAAGTATATGAAGAAACAGACTGCAGCAAACAGTAGAGTTTCTTCAAACTTGTGCTGATAATACACCATATCGTTCAGTTTGTCAAATGGAAAATACTTCATTATCTCTCCTTCGGAATAAAAATAGCAGTTTTTTCTATGCCATATTCTTCTTTCTTCTCATAACCATATTTTGTTAAAAATTCAGTTATTTTATTCATCAAGAATTTCTCCATCTTCTCATAGCCTGTTCACGATGAACTCTATTGGCTTTATTATAAAACACTGTGCCTTCAAGATGATCAAATTCATGTTGAAAAACTCTTGCTGTCATACCAGTGAATTGTTTGGTTATAGTATCACCATTTGGTATATTAAACCTTACACGAATTGATTCGGGTCTTTTTATTTTCACAATTAAATTAGGATACGATAAACATCCTTCTTCTAAAACTATTTGTTTTTCGCTGGCGTCAATAATTCTGGGATTATAACAAACAAAATTTTCAGGCGATCCTCTCATGGCAAAAATACGGTATGGGTTTCCTACCTGATTAGCTGCTAACCCCAATGCATTTTTTTCATACATGAAATGAATTAAAATCTTTGCATATTCTATAGGGTCAAATGGAGGATTTGAAAAATCAAAAGGCTCACACTTTTCCAATAGATATCTTTTATCTAAATCCACAGTTTACGCTCCTATTTCTGAGAAACTTTTATGCTTAACAAACTTTAGAACATTACTGAACTTCTCATTCATTTGTTCCTTATGAGATATAACAATAATATTACTATCTTTTGATACCTCACGAATAATGTTCATTAGATAATCAGTAGAATTTTGATCAAGAGAAGAATCAAAGATTTCATCCATGATCAATAGATTTGTGTTAATAGAATTTCTAAGTTTTGCTACTGCTCTCCATGTGAACAATAGAGCAAGGTCAATCTTTTGCTTTTCACCTTCTGAAAATGATGCATAGGTAAATTCATCCCTATATCTTGACTTTAAAGTTTCATTAAAGTTTTCATCCAATTCAAACGAAACGAAAAAGTCCATAGCCGAAAGATATTTGTTGATAAACTTGTTGATGACTGGTATATACTGTTTTACAATCTTTGATTTAATACCAGTGTCTTTTAGTAACACCGAAGCAGCCGAGAGAACATTTTTATCCTCTGTTAATATATTATATCTAACCTCAATTTCTTTCAACTCATTTTCATAGTCTATAAGTTTGTTATCTGAATTCTCTTTATGAACTTTTCCAAGATTTTCAATTTCAGTCTGTAGTTGTTCAATCGACTTAGAATGATTAGAAATTGCGGTTCTCAATTCAATCTTTGACATTTCATGTCTATGAATTTCATCATTCTTTTTAATAAACTCTTTCAGACGATCATTAAGTTCTTCGTATTCTTTATTGAGTAATTCAAGACCATCCTTCTTTTCTATTATATCTTTTTTATTCTTTTCAATACTTTTTACTCTAAAGTATTCATCAATATCCTGTTTACATGTAGGACAGTTTGTGTGTTCATTAAGAAACTTAACCTCTTTATTAAGAAGGTCAATTCTTAATTCTAATTGATGTCTAATTTTAGACATCTTTTCCATCTTGGTTCTGATAGACTTGTCATCTCCAATTTCAGACTGAATGGCATCAATCGTATCTTTAAGGAAATTATACTTTTCTGTATATTCCTTAATCAAGTCTTCTGACTGTTTAATAAATGATTTCTTTTCTTCAATTATTTTTTCATTGTTTGTTTGAACTTCTTTAATGTGTTCTTTTGTCATTTCAATCTTTGACTCAAGAACTTTTCTGTCTGAAACAACTTCTTCTAGTTCTTCCTTGTTAGAAGAAACTTTGTCCTTTAATAGGGTATTCATAGTTGAGAAAATCTGAAGGTCCAAAAGGTCTTCGATAATCTCACGTCTCTGTGCAGCCGGAAGTTGCATGAAAGGTTGGAAGGTCGCCGAACCCAAAATAACAACATGACAAAAAGACTTATAGTTTACCTTAAGAATCTGAGTCTCAAGGATTTCCTGATAATCTTTTGATTCTGCTGATTGATTAAGAAGACTATCATTTTTATAGACTTCAAACACACTAGGTTTCAGCCCACGAATAATTTTGTATTCGTTGGAACCAATAGAAAATTCTACCTCAACTTCTAAATTTTTTTGATTGATGGAATTCAGAAGTTGTGGCTTGTTTATCTTTCGAAAGGGCTTTCCAAAAAGACCAAAAGTCAACGCATCTAGAATCGTGGATTTTCCAGCCCCGTTCTGTCCAACAATAAGTGTGGTCTCTTTGCTCGCTAGGTCTATCTCTGTAAAAACGTTCCCAGTCGAAAGAAAATTTTTCCATCGTATTTTCCTAAAATAAATCATTCCAATGTCAAAGCCTCATGATATAGTTCATGTATTTTATTCTGTAACTTTTCTTTATCAATGCCTTTAGAATCTGTGTTCATGATATAGGTTTTAAATATATCAAGAGTAGATTCGGCTTCATTTATGATATCCTGGTCGTCTTCAACCCCAAGATTTAAATGATCCTCAACTACCTGTAATTCTACTGGATTTTGTTTCTGGACCTTATCAATAAATGTCTCAAAAAAGTATGGATTGTTTTTGGATTGAATAATCACCTTCACACATTTATTTGCAAACTGTGTGTAATCTATATCCTGTTCCAAAAAGTTTACTTTTTCATCATCATACCAAAATTTATAGAACATTTTAAAAGGATTTTGAACGAAGGTTAACTTTCTCGTTTCTGTGTCAAAAACATTAAACCCTCGTGGATCATCATAATCAGACCAAGTATACTCTGCAGCACTACCCAAGTAATGAATATTGCCCCTGCTTGACCTATGATGATAATGACCACTAGCAACGAAATCAAATCTTTCAAACATTCTAGGATCGTCTCCATGAGAGATTGGCGATCCTTTATACATTTCGAAACCTTGTATTTCAAGATGTCCGAAACAAATTTGAGCATTAGTTTCCTTAATTAGTTTTTGGGCATGATCCCTGTTTTCCTGATTGATCCAAGGCAACAGAAGAATGTCAATACCATCTATTTTGATTTCCGTTGCCTTGTCATATATATTTAGAGGATATGCATTAAAAAGTTCTCTAAAAGAACTGACATCATTTGTATTTTTAAATGAAACATCATGATTACCAAGAATCTGATGCCATTTAATACCCCGGCTCATAGCAGGTTCAATTAAGTCCTTGCGGAGCCGATAAGCAGTATAAATGTTAATATACTTACGACGATCAATAATATCCCCGCAATGAATGACAGTTGTGATATTGTTATCATCGATATATTGAAAAAAGAAATCATAAAAACTCTTCATATAGTCGTGAAAAGCAAGGGAGTCATTTTTGACTCCCGCATGGCTATCTGTAAGGATTACTACTTTCATTTTCTTCCTGAATATACCTGACCAAAATCAGCGTAATTATGCTTCTTATAAGCATCATCACAAAAGTCTCTGACTGCTTCAAGTCTCTGAAGCAATACTAGTTTCTCATTTGTAGAAATACTTTTTTCTTTCAGTCGTGCGACAATATCCTGAATGTTAACAGGAACTAAATGTTCATTCTTCATTTTTTTCCTCTTTTATAAATTTATCAAGTGCTGTGATTTTAACAGGCTTTTTTGGTTTTGTCAACTTTTCTTCAAATGATTTTACTATCTCCGCTGAATATTCATTTGATTTCAGTTGTGTAGCATGTGTTACTTCTTCATACCTGTCCAAAAGAAAAGTATTTTCATAGTTTTTATGTTTTATGTATGTCTGTTTCTTTTCTTTATGAATACGTCTGACAAAGGCATTCCATGCTATCTGTGTAAAATAGGCAAATGGATTGTTCGTCTTGTCTGGATCAAAATTGTCAACGGCGGCTATACAGTCCATGATGCCGTCATTGATCATATCTTCTTTATAGGTATATCCTGAGAAGTTTGGCTTCTTGGCCAAGTTATTACAAATCAAAATAATAGCCTCACCAATATACTGCGGAACTATTGGCTTGTCAACCTTTTTCTTGATGGATTCATGTAGATCTGTTCTATAATGAATAATAACACCATATAGTGTCTTATTGTTCACATAATTTCTTTTTTTAATCATATTCTTCTCCATTACGAATTTTTAACTTGACAGAATTTCTAATAGTGGTATAATACTGTTGTGGGAATGAAGATACTATTTAATATTCAGTGATACTTTGTATATTTTATAATCAAACTTCTCTTCATTGTATATCTTAACTCTCTCCATAAAGTGTTGTAATGTATAGTTCTTTCTTCCTTTCCAAGAAAGGTCATCAGCTATATCGTAAAGGGTAGCAGAAGTTTTTGTATCAGACTTACGTAGTCCACGACCAATTGATTGGAGGTTCCGTACACGAGACTTGCTTGGGCTAGCAAAAATAATATTATGGAGATTCTTAATATTGATTCCGGTACTAAAAGTACCAAAAGAAGCGACAATAATAGCATTAGATTCATTCTCAACTACCTTTCTTATTTCTTCTCTTTTATTACCAGATATATCTCCAGATACGAAATGTACAGACCTATCATTGTTTCCTAATATGTTTGCTAGATACATACCTTGTTTCTCTACAAATTGATAGAGAATTAAAGTATTACCCTCAAGAGACAATGCCAGATTTTTAATAAATATATTTCTTTGTGGTAATGTTACAATATAATCCAATTCTGATTGATAATTATTAGATTTAGCAATCATCTTTTTGATATGATCAGGATAAGATAATACCAACGCTTTAATATAAAAGCCAGATAGATGTTTTTTATCTATAAGTTCTTTTGTTGTTGTTACTTTTCTTACTGGTCCGAAGAGTCCTTCAAGAACGAGCTTGTGGGTTTCAGTACCATCCAATGTTCCGGTAAATCCAAAACGGTAGCGGCATCCGGATAGTTTAGTAAGTATAGAAGTAAGAGATTTTGCTTTGAAGAGATGAGCTTCGTCTCCGATGACAACATCAAATGAATCAAAGAATTCTTTAGGTAACTTGTATATGCTTTGCCAAGTGGTAATGGTGATTGGTTTGTCTGTTCCCTTATCCTGTCCAGCGAACACACGATGAACAAAGCGATCGGATTCAAAACCGTAATCAGCAAAATCACTGGCAAGCTGACTAACCAAAGAAGTAGTTGGTACGATAATAAGAGTGCGTTTCGCATAATACCTCACAAGTAGATAGATAATAAATGATTTACCAGAGGCTGTGGGAGAAAGGAGCATTGCCCGTCTTTCCCTCACAGCATGAGCGAATGCATCCAACTGATAATCTCTTGGTTGCATCGTAGGTTTTATATTTAGAATAAATTCTTTTGCTTCTTTTAATGAAAATTCTTCTAATGAAAAATCTGAAAGATATTCTAATTCATAATCTCTTGATTTGCAAAATTCTTCAATATATTTCAATAGACCAGCATAGAGCAAACCAGTCATAGGATTAAGCAATCTTATTTTACCATCCCATACTTTGTTCTTGTATGCAGGCATGAATTTAGCGCCTGGAACAGTAAACGTAAAATATTCACTTAATTCCATCATTATACTAGGTTCAGAACTTATTTTATTATAAACCTCATTATATTTTTCAACTTGAATTATTTCTTTCATCAACCCCCCATTGTGAATTTCTGCCATTCAATAGCATTTCTCACATCAAACCCTCTATTATGTATAACTTTTAAAATATCCATCAAAAGATCAACTTTTTCTTGCTGTTCACTGATACACAAGTTCATATTGATAATATCTTCGTCAGCATCCATATACATTGAAACTTCTGATTTTATTATAATTTTTCTTAGAGGCTTCCATCCTTTTTGAATATGTTCTTCGGAGGCACCTTGAGTGAAATACTCATACTTTTCAAACTTTAGACTTCTTAATTGAGAATCAAGTTTTTTAAGTTTAAGTCTTTCTTTTATTAATATTTCGTAATATTTGTGATGAAGTTTGGCTTTCTTTATAGATTCATCACCTAATTCAGTTTTATCAATTACACCATCAATTTTCCACTGAGAAAGTATCTCTTCAATATCCATATTTCTCTCCATATTAAACGATTAATTATATCACGAATTTAAATAATTGTCAACAATTATATGTTATTGATATCGTAATAATTGTATTTAAATGATGCTGATGCTTCTATATAATTGACATCTGAATCAATAGTATTGAATACTAATCCTGAAAGATTTATAGGATGTGCATCAACGAATATGACTTCATAATTTGCCATTTTAGTACTTGATAAAACCATCAAAGATATATCTGAGTATATTCCTTCACCTGTAACTATTGCTTTTTCTGATAATACTTTATGTTCATCATATTCAGTTGGTTTACCTAATGCTCTAATCCAGTTGTGAATTTCAAGATAGTTTTGTAGGTCTTCATCAACTTTAAATGTAATGTTCAATATACCGTAGTCAATATGTTCACCAGGTATTGGAAAATTTACTAGAGGATTTGGAAAGTTAGTTGGCTTTAATGCCATTTCTGGAATATTAACTTTCTGTATGAAAAAGTTAACATGAGGTGATCTCTTAATAAAGAATTTAAAATTAAGAGGAGAAAGGAAATTTTTATTTTCTGGTGTATTATCTATAGCTGACATTTGAAACTCCTTTCACCTATTTATATAAAAAAAGGGGAGCATTTCTGCCCCCCAGTTTATAGACGACGGATCTTTGTCCGCAGCCAAATTACATAAGGTTATTAACAATAACTCTACGATAATACTTGTTAGTGCTGAGTGCAAGAGCACCAAGACCCTTATTAAGACCTTCAGCGAATGGATTTGCAACCATTCCGTAACGAGTCTTAAAGCCGATCTTTGGCTGGAAGCTTGACTGATCAACTGCACGAACCATCTGTAGTGGAACGTATGGGCAATAGAATAGACCAGCGTCGAATGCACTTGATCCCTTATAGCCAACTGTGATATAGTTACCACCGATAGCATATGGATCAATGTAAACACGTAGACGACCATTTAGAACACCAGCGAAAGTGTTTCCAGTATCGTCAACCTGTAGGTTGTTTGAATTAAGAGCAGGAGCGTAGTCAAGAACACCGGCCATCTGTAGAGCAGAAGCAACGTCTGAAGAACAGATAACGATGTTACCCTTACCACGACGGGTCTGCTTGGCGATCTGGTTGGCTTCACGCTCTAGCTGGAACATTAGACCCTTGAACTTTTCAACTGACCAACGACCGTTTGAGTCAGTGTCAAGATCGAAGACACCAGCAGTTGTAACGTTATCCTGGGCACCAGCAACGGCAGTGATGTTGATTGTACGAACAACTTCACGGTTGATTTCAGCCATGATTTCTGCTGAAAGAATGTTTGCTAGTTCTGTTTCGGCGTCTAGACCATGGATTGCCTTAAGATCCTGTGCAAGTTCCATAGTATACTCTGCCTTTAGAGCACGAGTGTTGGCAGTTACAGTAACCTTTTCAATTGAGAAGGCCATCTGTGGGAAAGCTGTATTGGAATCAGTTCCAAGAGCTTCTGCCTGTGCAGTTGACATACCAGAACCAGTGTTATATGTTGATAGTGCAGCAAGAGGTGAAGTATTAGTTGCACCTGGAATTGTACCAACATGAGCGTTACCGAAACCAGTCTTATTGTCAACACGAGTTGAGAATGAAGTATTAACTTCATCATAGAATGTTTCGTTTGCCTGAACACCAGCATATGAAGTATTTGAAGTACCATTTCCCTGGTTGTTGTACTTTGAACGCATAGCAAAGATAAGTCCTGTTGGACCTGTCATTGGCTGTACGCCGCAGATGTCATAAGCAATGAGGTTAGGCATTGCACGACGAACTAGAGAAATAAGAACTGGGTCGAAAGTATCGATACCACCAGCACCTGCAGTTGATGAAGAAGCGCCCATCTGGTTAACAGGAACCAATGAATCAGTTTCTGTTAGTGTCTGATAGGAACCATGAGCGGCTGACTCACGGAGTGCTCTTTCAGTATTTTCAAGCATTACTGCTGTTACTGAACGGCGGTGCTGATCCTTGATAACGCCTAGAGCGTCGTGATCAAGAACTGGTGCCCACTTGTTTTGAATTTCTTCGGCTAGATACATTTAAATTTCCTTTCTTAAGAAATATACTTTATTTTATTTATAAAATCTTACTTTTTAACAGTCTTGGTGATTGCCTGAACATAACGGTTGACCAATGGATCAACACTAACAGACTCAGATACAACACCTTCAAATGTTTCTTCTTCAATGTTTGAAGAATAAGAAGAACCTTCATTTTTGAAATAATTTTCTTTGACAATCATTAGTTTCTTTGCATAAACATCTAGATCGCCATCGAATTCAATTCCCTCTGCTAGAGCAGCAAACTTTTCTTGCTGTGTCAGTGCAAGGTCAGATGCAAGTTCACTGAATACTTCCTGCATTTGTCCTTCAACAACAAAGTTCTTTAGCTCAATGTTTTCAGAAATTGCTTCATTTAGTGATTCTTCAAGAGCATTGACCTTTTCAGCCATTGCCTCAAGAACATCAATCTTATTCTCTGGAACATCGATATAGTGTTCAGCGAATAAGTTCTTCAATCCTTCAATGAATTCTCCTGCGAGTTCATTGCGTAGGGTTGATTCAATAGCTACTTCGTTTTCCTTCATCCAGTTTTCAGCAACATAATCTAGATATGTGTCAAGCTGAGATGTTAGTTCTTCACTGAAAGTAGCGAGTTCTTCATGTAGCTTTGCTTCATACTCTTCTTCTAGACGAGCAGTTTCAGCAATTAATCTGGCAGAAACAGCAGCTTCAAATAGTGTAGCAGCGTTTTCCTTGAATTCTTCTGAAAGGTCTTGACCGTTGAACATCTCTTCAACGTCTTCCTTTACGCTTAGACGTGGCATAGGATCTCTTGTCTTTGGACCAGCACCAAGCTTGGAATCAATTGTTCCCTGATTGTGTGCTGAATTATCTCCAACACCATATGTCTTACCAGGACCAAACTGAGCCATGGTTGCATTGAACCAGTGAGTTAGATCACCCTTTGACATGTTATGCATCTTACCCATAACAGTTGTCATCATGCCAACTTTGGTCATTTTATCTCCTGGTGCAGCACCTGGATGAAGTGAAGATGCAGCAAGAGTTTCTTCTGAAACTTCTTCAGACTCTTCTTCTACTTTTTTCATCTTCTTCTTAGCATGACGTTTCTTAGAAGACTCTTCTTCTTCCTCTTCTTCTTCCTCTTCATGATGCTTTCCACCTGATTCATACTTTGCTTCATCAAGATCAGCAACGTCTTCTACATCATATTCTTTTTCTAAATTAGCCATTAGAATAGTCTCCTATTGTGAATTTACTTTAACTATTTATAATTATTTTAATTTTACCAATGAAGCAATAAAGTTTTCGAAAATAGCCATTTGCTGTTCTTCAATTTGCTTCTTGGACATTTTATGAATCTTTTTCTTTGTATTTTCTAATTTTTCTTCCATCCAAGTATCTCTCACGGCATCATAATACCATTCAACACCTTCCATAATACCATTAACAAAGCAACCAGGACCGCTTGGATCGGAGACAATATCAACTGTAGAAAGTTTAAAATCTTTTTGAACTATCATAACACCATTGCTCTCTTTAAGAGAACCCATACCACGTGTTGAAACACCTAGCTGTCCACCGGACTCTAAAAGTCCAATAGCAACTTTACCCATTGGTGTTTCTGTTAGTCTTGCCTTACCGTTGAAATAATTCTTTTCTTTTTTCAACTCTGTGATAATATGAGAAACATTTTGAAGATTGATTGTTGGACCTGATGGATGATTTAACTCACCATAGGCTCTCTTCATATTTACCACTTCTCTAAGATATCTTGAAACTTCATTTTCAAGAACATCCATAGGGTACATACGACCATTTTTGTTCTTTTCTTCACCAACAATAAATCTACCTGTAATATAACGGTAGTTCTTACCGTCTTCATTCTTTTCAGTGATATATTGTGTTTCTTCTGATAGTTCTGTAATAAGTTTCATTGTTCTACCTTAGTATCTGTATGCTATTGGAGCGGCTTTCATATTAGCTCCAATGATGGTATCTGTTGCTGATTTTTGTAAAATAACACTTTCAGTATTTGTTACTGTTAAATTAGCATAAACAGTTCCGTTGCTATAAGCCACATTCATTGTTGCAGATGCACCTGTATTGATGACTCTAACAAGAGTTGCATTTGAAACTGCATTTGCGGTTGCGACCGAAATTTCTGGTCCTATTAATCTGATAATCATAGTGTTCCTACATCCATTCTACCAGTTGTCCAACCAGCAGCACCTGGTCCTGCATAATCAGTATTGGTTGCTGGTCCTGATTCTGATTGTCCATGTCTTTTCCATGCAGTTGCATAAAGAACTTCCATGCCTTTTTTCTTACCATATTCTTTTACAAAGCGTTCTTTGTTTGCCTTGACCCACTTTTCAATCTTTGGGTCTGGTGGTGCAACCTCATTAACGATATTTTCTTGTATCTTCTTCTTGTCAATTAGAAGTTTACGACCTTTTTTATCCTTGTAATCTTTTTTGTCATCAGAAGGGCAAGTGGATTCACCATGAACTTCACAGTAGACTCCTTCATTTGTATGATTACAAGCTGCTTCATTTGTACGGCCACGTCTTGCAGCACTAAAAAATTCTCTTGGATCAAAGTCGCTCTTTTTCTTTTCTTTTGGTTCACGAGCAACTACAGCCTTTTTCTTTTCTTTATTTTCTTTATTGCCTTCATCAAGTTCTGAATCTTCTTTAATACCGTGTTTTGCACGAATTTTTGCTAATACAGCACCAGCAACTTTTTTACCTCTTTCTTCGGAACCATATCTTTCTGCTGCTTTACTGGCAATCTTTTCAAAGTTTTTACCCTTTTCACCAATGTCTTTACCAGCACGTGCAGCTTTATATGAATAAGCTGCTTCATCAATCTCAACTTCTTCGGCTACTTTTGTTTGCTTTTTATAAGGAGCCTCTTTAGTTTTTCCCTTATAAACATCATCGCCATTACCGGCACGATCAGCATGTACTTCAATATTTTGTTTTGCAGCCAATCTTGCGCCATCTGGAGACTTATCGTAATCTTTAAGGTCCATTGAAACTGTTTTACTGGATTTTACACCTGTGACGTGACGTAATGGTTTTGCCATTTTATTCTTCCTCTGGTTCTTCTATTTCTACATCACTAGCACCAATATCATCATTTTCGTCCGTATCAAATTCTTCTGGTGGTTCGTAACCATACATTTGTTGAGCTATTTGCATTTTTTTATCTTCTACAGCGGTTCTAATTCTATCAATCATTAGATCGCTGAATGCCTGTTCGAATTCTACTGGTTTTTTATCTACAGTAGCAGTAACTAAATCATCTAATTCATATTTATTATCTTCTGTCATTGTCCACCTTTATCATCTTGGATGCCAGCAGTGCCAGCCACTTTAGTTGCTAAATCTTTATTTTTAGCAAGAACCTGAACAGCAGCTTTATATTTTTGGTTGTCTTTATCTGTTCTGTTTTCTTTGCCTAAATCTTTCATTTGTTTAACTACAATCTGTGCCTTACGAACATCTTCCATCTTCTTTGCTTCTTCTGATGGACCGGGAGAACCTTCTGTTCCGGGTGATAAATCAGCACCCGGTTGTCCGGGTTGCTGCATCATAGCATTTGTTTGCATAACCATTTGTTCATTGGAAAGTATATTAGGATTGACCCATCTTGGATCTTGTGACTGATTTTCCATTGCAATCTGTTGATCAATTTGCATGATATCATCATCAGTCTGTTTAAGAACATTCTTACGAATATAGTAGTGTGAGAAATACTTCTCAGCAAATTCTTGATATGCTCCTGCAAGACGTAGACGTTCTGTTGCAATTTCAGCATCTTTAAGTTCTGCAAAGTAATTGTCTTTAGCGAAATCAAATTTAATACTGTTTTGAATTGTTAACCAATCTTCAAGAGCAACAATATTTTTAAGTACTAATTGTTTTTCAAGAAGCTTTAAAAATACTTGAGAAAAGCGTGATCTTAATCTTGTAATGAATCCCATGAATTTAATTTCATCACGAGTAATTTCAGTTGCACGACCTACAGAAAATAGTGCATCTGAATTAAGACGGCTAATTGGGACATTAAGGGAGTTCAATAGTTTCTTTTGGAAATAAAGAACGTCATCCATTTGTCCAAGGGTTTGACCGCCGGGTAGGGTAGTAACCTCCGTACCTCTACCACCTTCACGACGAGGAAGCCAATAGTCTTCAAGCATCGTCATGAATTTGCGATCATCTCTAATGTCGCCTGTTTGGGCGTCATAGATTAATCTGTTTTTATGCTTAACCATAATGTCACGAACATATTGCTCTGCTTTCATCTTTGGAAGATTACCGACATCAATATACCAAATACGACGTTCTGGTGCTCTTGCAAGACGATAAATCACTAGAGAATCTTCAAGTGTTCTAAGCTGATTTAATGGTTTAATTGCTTTATGGAGATATGAAAGAACCATTGTTCCTTGGTTATCAGTCAAACCAGAAACAACGTGAAGAATAGAGTCTTTGGCTACTTTCAGTCCAGTTGTTGATGTTCCAACTGACTTGTTACCAAAGTTAAATCCCTTATCATTGAAAATGTAATATTCATTTACAGTTTTTGATACTACTGAGTCACCGGGATTGTTTGCTTGAATTTTTTTCTTTTGAACTTCTCTTACTTTTCTGATCTTTCGTGGATCAACGTAACGAAGTTCCTGAATACCAGCTAGTGGATTTCTATCATCAATGATAACGTGATAATAAAGTCTTCCATCAATATACCAACGACGGTAGACTTCATATGAATACTTATTGAATTCTAATAAATTAAGACAAGTTTGAAATTCTTGTCTGATGACCTGTTTAATATTTTCTTTTAATTGTAATTCATCAAGATTGATTGTGACTACATGTGGTTCATCAATAGCGATAGACTCATTTACAATTTCGTCAATAGCCGAATCAACTTCTGGTTGTAATGACATTTCACGATATTTTGTAACTAACTCCGCTTCGGATCTTACTGTGCCATCAAGATCAACATATGTACCATATGCACCACCAGCAGAGACGACAACAGCACCATCATCTGCATCCTTTGGAGGTGCAAATGATGGTAAATCTGAAGTTGGTCTTCTTTTTCTTAATTCGAAGCCGAAAAGTTCTGCCAAATTTTTTCTCCCAAATATTGGAGGGAAATTAATCCCTCCTTAATAATATAAAAGTATTTATTATAGTACTGACTGAGGGCCAGCTTCGGTCTGACCAAGGAATTCTGTAACCTGACCGGCAGTCTTGTTAGAAGCGTTTTCAATGATTGGTAGCCAGTAATCATATGAAAAGTTTACTGTAAACTCTTCAATAGCATTCTGTGTATCCCAACCAAGACCAATACCAGCAACTGCAGTTGGAAATGCGCCAACTAACTGATAAGTACGAAGAATGTCACCATCCTTAGAGAACTGTGTTACTTCGACTATAGTCTTATACTGCTCTGTTGATGCAGATTGTAGTCTAACATTTGAAACAATGGTATTTATAGCATTCTGCCATGCTTCAAACATTGAACGAACACCGAAATCTTCGTCGTTCATGATAGTTACTGACCAATCAGCGAATGAACGCTCTCCAGCAACTTTAATTCTTCTACCAAAATATGGAATTTCAATATTTGAAATTGTTGATTCTGGTAGTTCTGCTGCCTTACATGTGAAGATGAACTTCTGTAGAGCAGCAGGATTTAGACCCAATCCTGCTGGTGGTGTTAAAATAACTTCGAAGAGGGATGGTCTGGCACCACCGTATACCAGACCTCTTGATTTGAATGCGCTAATATTAAAAGCCATCTATTTTACTCCTTTGAGTTTTATCTATTTATTAAAACTTTCCAACAACTTCACTGAATTGTACACCTGTTGGCACAGCAATAAAGTTAAGCTGAATGAAGTTAATGCTTCTCGCAGGTTTAATATAGATGTCACCAACAAACTGATTAGTATCAATAATCTGTGGAGTATTGTTAGTTTCGTCACATACTACTAGGAAGTCAGTAATACCTCTGCGACCCTTAACAGTTCTTAGATAAGGAACGACAAGGTTTCTGAACTGTGCTCTTGTAAACGCATCATTGAATTCGAATAGTGAATACTTAGCGGCAGTTGAAATTGCCTTTTCAAGAACAATGAATAGTCTGCGAACGTTGATACGATCAAACGCAGATGGCTTGGCCTGTAATGTTTTATCACCATAGAGAACAGTTCCCTGACCTGGGAATGTAACCACAGGATTAATTCCATTAGGATATAGAATGTCTCTTTGTGGTTTGTTTGGATTAAAGGCTAGTTTAACTAGGTTCTTAATCTGACCACGATTAAATCCTGCAGGAGACCACCAAGCGTCATTTGTACTATCAGTTCTTACACATAGACCGGCAATATCACCGTTCATTGGAACCCAACGATAAACATCGTTATAACGATCATACATATATTTATAACCGGAATCCAAAACTGCATAAGAAGTACTACGAAGAGAGCCTCTCCATGCAACAAGATCAAGAGTTTCATTGCCTACGTTGTTCAGAACAACATTTCTTGAAGGTGAAATTAGAGCAACGCAATCTCTTCTTGTTTCACAGATATTATCAATGATATAGTTTGCTAGCTGGAAGTTCTGTACAGTTCTTCCATTAACCACAGTTGTACCACCGATAGGTCTTCCTTGTAGAACAAGTGAGATATCAATGTCTTCTGGTGACTTGAATAGATCATATGCTTGTCCAAGAATACCAAGAGATGCATTTGATTCTGAAAGTCCATCAGCACCAAGGGTCATGATAACATTCATTGATTTTGTTGCTGTTGAAGAAGTTAGATTTACTGCAGTGTTTGAAAGAGCAGTTGGTCTATCATTTGTAACCCAGATATACTGTGATCCCTGATTAATTACATTCTTGTAATAATTGTCGGAACCATCAAGATTTTGTGCGTCTGTTGCTCTTGAAAGACCTTTGTAAACTTCAAGAATAGTTCCTGGAGTTCCTGTAAAGTCTCCTCTATCATCAACAACTACAACATGTAGCTCATCATTGGCTGATGTATTACCGTTGAAAAGCTGCCAATTTGACTGACCTGGGGCGCTGTCAACAACATTGAAGAATTCCCACTGACGCTGTACAACATTTGAAGTATATGGTACACGTAGTCTATATGGATCTTCAAACTGAATAGAAACTGATGAAACATTAGCAGTAAGAGTACCATCAGAACCACTAGCAGAAGTAATATTGATTGAATCACCAAAAGGTGTTGATGAAAGCTTAACACCGCTAGAATTAGCTTCTACAACATAATATGTTGTACCTGATGTTAGACCGGAAACAACATTATTACCAGCAGCATTAGCATATATTACAGAGTCACCATTAGAGAATGGATTTGCTGAAATGGTGATAAAGTTAGTTGAATTACTAATACCACTATTACCGTCAAATGATCCAGATGTAGTGTTATTAGCACCTGTAACTATGCTCTTTACAAGCATATACTGATAATCAATGCTACTGTTACCAGCTAGAATTTGGTCTCCAGTTGCAAAATATGCAGCATATGTTGCTGGTGAAGCATTAGCTGATCCACGGAATTTAATTGTAGCTGTGTTTGAACCAATTACGAAGTGAATTCTTGTATCAATTGAACTTGCTAGATCAATATTTGATGAAAAACTATTAGAAGTATCACATACACTAACTCTTAATGAGTTACCCATTTCACCAGGATATTTTGCTAGATAAAGAACATCAGTATCGAAATTACCATCTTTACTAGTGTAATCGTTTTCGTTCTTAACAATCTGATTAACTAGATTGGCAACGAAACCAACACCTGTGCTGATGTTAAGATTTGATACGCTAGTTGAATCTGGGTTGATTGCAACCGCTGAATATGCTACTTCTGAACGACCAAAGTAGATTGAAGCGTTAGATGTTGAAGAACCAGTTGAACCTGACTGATTAGAATAAACACCCTTGTTTAGGACAATAGCAGTTGTGTTGATAGATACAATCTGATAAGAATTGCCTGTTGGGATTGATTGTGAATTTGTTGTCTGGTTGATATACATACCAACAGCAAGACCAAGATTAGCAACATTAGCACTACCATTACCAGTTAGAATTGTGTTTGAAACTGTAGTGTTTGCCTGAACATTAAAATTTATGTAAGCTGGTGTTGCACCAGTTGTATTTGCAGCACGTGAAATGTAAAGACGATTGGCGTAACTTAGAAAGTTTGCAGCAGTGAAAAATGTCTCTGCATTAAAATTTGTTGGCTTTCCGAATCTTTGTACTAAAACTGTTTCGGAGTCAATGAAAACTCTTTCACCAATTGGACCCCAACGAAACACACCAGCAAAAGCACCATCAGATGTAGCAACTGCTGGAACTACTGTAGTTAGGTCAATTTCAGTGATATTAACACCAGGACTTAATTGAAATGCCATATTTTCTCTCCCTTTATGCGAGAATGTTTATTATGATTTTCTTGTTTTATTTATAAAAAGAGACATTTTATTAAAAATTATCTAGAGTTTCTATTGGTCTCCACATCCACGCATCCGCACTGTATCCATCCTGCATTAAATCATCTACTGTATATTCGTTTTTACCCATTTCCACGAAACCAAAAGGGGCCAAATCCTGTTCAATCTCTTCTTCCGTCTTGTCTCTTAAAGACGCTAACGTGTTAATGTTTGTATAATCTTTAAAATATTGTTGTTCTGATAACCAAGCAAAAAGAACCAGACATATTACCAAGTCGTCATTTTTACCTGATTCGGCTTCATAGGAATTATTTCTTTTGGAGAAAGTGGATAGTTCATTTATTGTCTGAAAGTCATTTATAATTAATTGATTTTGTTCAACAAGTAATTTAAGAATTGAACAACCTACTGATTTAACTACCTTTGTTGTACGTATTCCCTTATCAACCTGACCACCACCAAACCCGGCGGTAATTCTTTTTCCTGATCTACCCGCATTTTCAGTGAATAGAATGTGTTCATATCCAAAGTCATAATGTAAAGCATGTGAAACCTGTTCACCAATGTCATTGACTTCCACAAGAATAGAAGCATTGTTATATGCTTTAGCTATTCGGTGAATCACACCAGCATAATCATGGGGAGTGACCGCATTACTTCTAAAAACGCATGTTTGTTGGTAAGGCATTTTTGTGACATTTATAAGCTGAAATGCAGAATAATCCAGACCTTTACCTCTTGAAACGTCACATATCATCATATAGACATTATTTTGTTCTGGTTGGAAGTATTGAATTAACCCATCTCTTTCCATGACAGGTGGCATATGAACCAGTTCTTTTAGTTTCCAACCGGCAATAAGAGTTCCTGATGAACCCAAGAATTCACAGTTATATTCCTGATCGAACTTTTCTATGTCAAAGTTCATACCAGCAAGAGTTTCTTGCTTCCATTTATCATCTCTACCAGGAACAGCTTGCCAATTAACTAGAATTGGATTATAACCGTTGTGTTCGTCACCTGTCTTGAATGCACCCGCCCATGTTTTATGGAAATGATTCAAACCATTAGGAGTGGAAACAAGAACAATCTTGGATTCGGAGCCTGATGAAATTGTTGGGAACACAGATGTAAAGAATTCGTCCCAATTATCAATGAATGCTGCTTCGTCAATGAATAGTAGATTGATAGAATAACCACGAACGGCTGATGCTGATGTTGCGGCGGCAATAACTCTTGAATTGTTTTCAAGAACAAATGAACCTTTATTCCATTCAACAACACCCTGTTGAAGCCATTTTGGTAGATGTTGATAAGCTAACTGAACACGACTGAGAATTTCACGGGCAGTATCACCTTTGTTCGCTAGTAGAGCGACAACTTTTTCAGAATGAAATATGATATACCAAAGAATGAAACCGCATGTTGTGGTTGATTTACCTGCCTGACGTGCAGTTGTTACTATACTATAACGGTTGTCCTTGAAGGACTTTATCATTTCTTTCTGATAATCATATAGTTTGAAATTTACAAGACCTTCATCAACATTGATGATCTTCATATATGTTTCAATAAAGTAAACAGGATCTTCCGAACATTTTACATATTCGGCTACAAGATCAGGTGTCCAATCTATAGATTGATTTGATTTTTTTAGGAGGACATTACCCTTATATCCTCCAACAATATCAGTCATCTTTTTTCATTTCTTGTATCATTTTTTGTAATTCTGCTGTTGAACCAACAAAGAGATTGTTAGTAACATTTTTGGCTTTTTCGTTCACTGGCGAATCAGCATGATTAATTTCACGAATTTTAGTCTGTAGATTCAATAGTTCTTTATTGGCGTTTAATACAGAATCCATCATCTTGGCATAAACTTCAAATGCTCTTGGATGTTGGCTTGAAGCGGCTATCTCTGCTAATTTTTGCATTGACTGTTTTCCATCTTCAATCATTTCATGAATATTTGAACGGGCCATTTCAAAATCAACAGACGCCGAATCATCGTGGCCCTTTTTTAAAAGATCATCAATAAATTTAGAATCTTCAATATATGGTTGTAACTCTTTTGGAGTTTCATTATCATCTGTCATTTTATTTTACTTTTTATTCTAACTCATCTTTTGTATAGATTTGAGTGATAAATCCATAATCATCATCAACTTCGATTTCAGCGTATGGTATTGTTCCAGTTTCAGCATTTGGTTTACCAGTATATGTTATTGGCTGGCCGTTTGCGTCTAATCCAGGTTGTATTGTTATTTTTTCTGCGATAGCCGTATTACCGACTGCATCACTGAGTTTTCCATCTGCAACAGGAGGTATGTAAAAATTAAGATTGATGAATTTAATAATAGCAGATTTTTTAACAGGTCCATAAAAATATCCTTTCAATAAGAAATCTAAAGACCATATAATAGTTCTACGATCTTTAAACTGACCATCATATTTATCATCATAATTAATATTTGTTAAGACGATTGGAATGTCCATTGAAATTTCCATTTCTGGAATAAGACTACAAGTGGTTGTCCAATCTGGTGTAAAGTATGGAAGTATTTGTTCAATGATCTTAGTTCCATCTTCAACATTTTTAGCATATATGTATGCTTTAAATGATATATTATATGGAACAGGATTGTATTGATATTTAAATATACTTTTTTGGTCAGCGCCTGTACTCTTTACAGTGCTTTTACCTATTGTATTGAGTTTTCTTGTTCCATCATATTTTATCTCACCCATTTCAAATGAAATCATTGGTAATGTTGCTGTTGCTGTAGGTCTATCAAGAGCGGGGTCTTGCATAATACGAGCAAGCATTTTATCTTTAGGTGCATATGTGATAGGAACTTTTAACAGATCAATGGTATTTCCGTTGGCGTCAGTTCTTGTTATGCGAATGTTATTAAGCAATGTGCCCATCAAAATAACATATTTGCGAATAAGGCTGAAATAAAATGGTTTTCCGAACAATTAAATATGTTCCTCTGTAAATGGATTTTGTGCTGTCCAATCAACAAATAGATCAGACTCTTCTTGAATTTGGTCATTATCAGAAGCAACAATAAGATCAGTAATAGAAGAATTTTCAAGGATTAGATAATCACCTTCTTCATCAAGTAGATAATCCCCGTCTTGATCTTTAATTCCCCAGTTAAGAATGTCTGTGCTAAACTTGGTCTGAATAGAATCTATTTCTTCAATACCAGTACTAAACTTTTCACCGGCATATTCAAATACTTCTGTTGTTACTGACCATGTTTGTAGAGCGCCTAATTGATAGAACATTTCATACTTGTCAACAAAACGAATAACAAACAATCTCTGGTTTAATGGAAAATAAATCAAGTCGCCTTCATTAGGTCTGACTTGTGTTGTTATTGTTCCAATTTCTTCTGAGAATATTCTTCGTGCTATTGAAAAGATAACTTGATTTCTGATTTCAATACCAAATTTTGACAAGAATTCACCATCTCCAGTGAATCCATCAATTGATTTAATATACATTTCAATAGGAATAGCTTGTTCATATGATGAAACATCATCAGCACCATAAACTGAATCATAGTTGTTTAGTTTGCGTGGAATATAGTATACATCATGGCCATAAATTTTTATTGACTCAATAACTAGATTTTCGAGTAGTAACTGTTCCTGTGAAGCTTGGAAGTTATTAAAGAAAAAATTCGTAGCCATAGGACTTTTATCCTATCATATCTGTGGCTGGCAAACTGTAAGTGTAGATCATTTCTTTCTCTAATACATCTCTTTCTTGAGTTGCTTCATCATAAATCTTCTGACCATTAAACTCCAGCCCACCAGGAAGTTTCATTCCTTGGAACTTCTTCATATTCTGACCCCACTGTTGTTTAATCAAACAAGTGGCATATCTTAACAACCAACGATCAGCCCAAGCATTAGTATATGTATCAGGATCAACAACCTGATATGCTTCAACGACTAGATAATTATCAGTAGCAATTTGATCCCAAGACATGTCTATGTAGAGTTTATTCATATGACGATTATATCTTATTGGTTGTTTACCAACAAGCATCTGTTCAAGAAATTGAATATGTGACATAGCCATATAATATGGAACCATTGACACAGATGTAAGGGTATAGAGATCATTAAGAGCGATCTGATATCTAATATTAAACAGATTATTAAGTCCAAGTGCCGAACCTAGATCAAAAATATTTACAACACCAATAATATTTTCTGGAATGGTGATATATTTGTTATCTATGTCTTGCTGTGTTATTATGTGTTTATAATATGTTTTCTCAGAACCGTCAAAATGATAATCCCAATAATATCTTAATGCTTCATCAATACGATCAGAAACCTGATCGTCGTCAACGTTAATTTCGATGACTGGTTTGCCTAAACGTCTTAGACAATTTTCAGTAAATTCTGATCTTGATGTTGGAACTGCCATTTGCTAGCCTTAAACGTTTCAGGTATTTATATTATTATTTATAGATTAGATGCATCTCTAAAAAATTGATCAATCTGAAAAGTAGTTTTACCAAAAGAATTTCCTATTATTTCAGATAAAGGATTGTTTCTATCAAAATAAATTGCTGACACTAATTTCATTTCTGCATCAAATTTTTGATCTGGATCTGATATGTTATTTAAAATACTTTGAATATTAGATGGTATTACTTTATTAACAAGGGCGTCTTTTACTTCTTGTTTTGTTAATATTCCTTCTTTTTCAGCTTGCATATA